TCAGGATTATCTTGGTTAGCGGGGTTAGATACTCTAGCCATATAAGCTATTAATTGTTCAGCATCAGGTGTTACATGAACAAGTTCTACATTATGCATACAGTAGTATAAGTTGTGGTGGGATTAATAAAGTTTGGTCTTTGTAGTTTAATAAGTTCTCACGGGATTCATCATAAGTTAAAGTTTATGTTTTAAATTAATATTTAAATATAATATTAAAAGGAGGTGTTTTTAAAGAATGAAGAAGAGGGAGATGTTTGTCTTTGGATCCTCCTCACGCTTCATTAAGAAAAGGAGGAATGAGAGCTTGTCTCGAATTCCTCCCAATCGGGGAGTCGGGTCCACCCTTCCCTTCCCCCCTATACATCCGCCCATAAAAAATTAGATATTTATACCCAGGTAGGGATTGAGTTTTTAGAGTTACCTTTAGCTTGTTGTCTTTGTTGTAAATTCATACCCAATACAAGATGATTAGCAGAGGCTTGAGGATCATCAAAGAACTCTTCAAGCATTGAATTCCATTCATTACGTTTACGATCTTTAATAGCTTCTAGGGCAGAGATACCCATAGCATCTGTAAAGTATTGAACACCTTGAGCAAGACAATCAATTCTATCGTCGTGACGGATTGCACCTTTTTCACGACACATACGACTCATTTGATAGAATAACATATAAAGGAGTCGTTCTTCTGGTGGGCTATCGGGGTTGGACTTAAAGTCCCACTCAATAACATTACGATCAACGATAAGACGATGCTGATTGAGAATAGGCTCCAAACTATCAATGATTCGGTCTTCTTTTCTAACATTAGCACGTACCTCTTCAATATCTATACCTTGTTTAGTTTGTACCATATGTTTTTTAAACAATTCAGATACAATACCATCACCAAAGTTAGTTTCAATAAGTAATTTAGTTACACCATATTTTTTACAACCTTTTAAAATATCAAGTAATGTTCTATCGGAGTACCCATCTTTGTAAGCACGCATGTCGTGCACGTACAAGAAACCATTACGTTGTGAGATATAAGCTGCTGCAGTTTCATCCGAACCACGACCCGACGGATCAACTGAGCAGATTGTTTCTTGGTAAGAATCCCATGTTCCTTGTAACTGCATTGGAGAGTAGAAATAGTCTCCAGGGAGTCCAACAGTGGGGAGGTCTTTGATAACGTTTTGGGGATCGGAGCACCAAACGATTGATTCGGGAGCAGTAGTGGGGTTAACGCTAGTGACGATAAGGTCAGAGCATTTAAGAGGAAACTTTTCAGCATCGGATAAACTCGTATCTAACATGAACTGCAACATAAAGTTGCTACGACCCATTGACGCTTCACGTTCAATCAGGTCTTCATTATCAAATCTATCATCTGTTACTTGCCAAGGTTCAGCACCACCGTCTATATCTTCAACCAGTTGAGGCGCTAACAGGCCTTCGTACTGTGTTACCTTCCTAGGATACCTAGCAGGCCAAACAAAGGGCTTGTAGGCTCTCTCAGCTAGCTTACGATAGACGGTGAAGGTTGTCTGTGGTGTACCAAGAAACATAATACGACTATCATTCTTAGGAGTAAGGATAGATTCAGCTTCAGTACATAATTGTAATAGTTTTTCCCTCATAAATTCTGTCATTGAGTTACCAGGAACTTCAATGTCATCAAGGATCATCAGGTCAGCACGACTACCGGTAAGCTGACCAGTAATACCCACTGATTTAACAGAAGGGGCTTGGTGAGGGGAACAAGCCACATCAAATGAGATACGACTCCAACGGGAGTCATCAGATTTAGGGCGCAAATGAGCCAACCAGGGTGTTTCAATGATTAATTTTTGTAGGAAGATTGACATGTTATCTGCTCGTTCTTTAGAAGCAGATATAATCATTATTTTCTTTTCGGAGTTATTAAATAAAGTCCAAAGAACAAAAGCACCAGTAATCCAGCTCTTACCAACTCCCCTAAATGCTTGGATTTGTAAACGCTTTGGACCGTGTTGAAGGTAATCAGCAATTGCATATTGAGCACGTGTAGGGTTTGGTAAGTCTAGTTCACGCCATAATGCTTGTAGGAATAGCTTGAAATCATCCTTTAATAGTTCTAATGTATTCATCGTTTCTCCAAGTTATAGGACCGTTAGGTGTAAAGGGTAAGTGTTGTTTAACTGTAAAATTAGCCCTATTTTTTACAAACAACGGATCATATTGTAAAGATTCATATTGAATATCAAACCATCGTTCTTTATCTAAGGACTGCTTTATCATTCCGATATAGTCATAACAATGGTCAACATAAGTACTATAAAAGTCAGGGTTGTCGGTATAATCTTTATACCATTCAATACGTTGCATACTTGCTATAATGTCATCTTTATCACGGATCATAAAAGCAAACTGAGCAGTAGGGAATATAAAAGATAATTCTATTACTGCTTTAAGAAGAAAGGGAGCTTGAACGACACAATTATTAGGTATGTCTAAATTATATTCAAGCTCGTCAATAAACTTCCTACCAGTTTGTCTAGCGATAATATGGCTAGCAAGCCGTGAGCCTGCTCTCTGTGGACCTGTGACAATGATTGGGTGGGTCATAGGTAGAATCTAGCGTGTAGGGGGGGGTTAAGGAAAGCTTCTAGGGGCCAGGAGCGTTCTGGCTGCACCTTTACCAATGTTTAACATAATACCACCAACAGCAGTAGCAGCGCCTACTACATAAGGTGTAACTGTTTCTACGACGTCTGATACAGTCTCCATAACAGTAGGTGTCATCGGAACTTTAGGTGTGGTAGGTGTTTTTGGTACTGAATAATTTTGAGAAGGTTGTAGTTTAGGTGGATTGTATCTAATACCACTTTTTGTAAAAATAAGTTCAGGCTCTTGTTGTTGAAACCCGCCTAATGTAGGTGGTGTATAACCTGTTTGAAATAAATCAACACGCCGAGCTGATGGTGATTGACCTAAACTTTCTCTAGAACCTAAATATTTTTGTAAAGCCTTACCTTGTTGATACTTTTGTTTGTTTTCTTTTTGGGAAAGTTGCTGTAAATTACCAGGCATATTACCTAGTTGATAACCTGCTTTTTTTAATGTATCTAAAGCCTGTTCAACAGCAGGGTCACCGCTTTCAGCTTCTATACGTTCTAATTGTTCACCAAGCAACCAACTTTCAACTATATGATCAGCTTCATTACCACCTTCTCTAAATTTAGTTTTTAATTCACGAGATTTTAAAGCATCTTCTTTAGATAATTTACCTGTTTGAATCCGTAGTCTTCTTCGACGAAGACTATCACGTTTAGTCTGAGCTTTTACGTTTCTTTCTTTTATACCATCAGGACCTGAAGAAGTAATGCGGATTATTTCACCGTTTTTAACAGGAGAACCTAGTTGTTTAATTATAGATTGTGGCGTAGTTTTAGGTTTAAGTTTTTTAATCTTTCTAGCAGCTCTTTGGTACTCAACCCATGATAAAGTGCTTTGAGGCATAATTAATTAACATACTCCGTTATTTCAACTTAGTGTTATAACGTTTACCACGCCAAGTAAAGACACTTTTACCACCTTTACGTGCAGCAGCAAAAGCACGGTCAAAACTTTGTGCAGCAGCACTTAGTTTAGAATTAGTTTTTGGTGTAGGTTTAGGCTTAGGTGTAGGCTTAGGTGTAGGTTTGGGTTTAGGCTTAGGTGTAGGTTTGGGTTTAGGCTTAGGTGTAGGTTTGGGTTTAGGCTTAGGTGTAGGTTTAGACTTTGGTTTATCAGCAGGTGCATTAGCACCCATATTACCTAAAATTGACATTTTAGATGCACCTTCTGTACCTATAGATTGTAGCATCTTTATTCCAAGTTCAAGTGCAAGCCCTTTAATACCACCTCTTAACATCTTTACACCTAGACCTACTTTACCAGCATTTCTAGCAGCACGTACTGCTCTACCTGGATTAGCTTGTTGTACAGCTTTTGCTTGTCGTATTTGTGGTCCTACATTAGATATTTTTGGAGTAGCACCTTGTGGAGGTGCAGGGTATCCAGATGATGTAGGTGATCGCATTGCTGACACTGGTTTTTGATATGGACCTTGAACAGGTGCAGATCGTGGACCTTGTGCGCCGCGACTAGCTGGATTAGAATCAGGTGTAGCTCGAACTTGTTGTTCTGGTATTTTATTTTGATCTAAAAGGTACTGAATACCCTGCATTATGATCTTTTGTTGCTCGCCAAATAAATTCAAATCCATAATTAATTCACATACTCCATAATTAGTTTTTCACGGAGTCTATTAACTCCAAATTTATTTCTCATCCATGAGATAACGGGTGTACTTCCTTTATCCTGATTACATCTGGTACAGGCGCATACAACATTTGTTGCGACATCTTCTCCGCCACGAGCGCGAGGATGAACATGATCGATAGATAATTGACTAAGGTCATAAGTTTTTCCGCAATAGATACAAGTATGGTCAAAGTGTTCCTTAATAGAGCGTCTCCACAGACGCTTAGCTTCTGGTGAGGTCATGGCTATTAAGTTAAATAAGTAATCGTTAGGGGTAGGAAGTAGGGGTGTCATGCGCGTCCTTTACGTGCTCTGTTTTTTGATGCTGCTTCGAGGAATGTCTTTCCATTTTTTCTATGGGATACATCCTTGCCATCACCGTTACCGTAGGTGCCACGTTTACGGTTTTCTTTATTTAATGCAGATCGTTTAGAGATCTGTAATGCACTAGAATCATATTTCTTTTGATATGATTTATAGTTTCCATTAGCGTATTTAGCACCGCTATAGTTAGACTTTCGAGCCATAAAGTCTCCGTTGTACAAGATCAGGATCTACAGTGGGCATAATACTAGCTAGTTTATCTAGTGGGCTACCTTCAAAAGCGACACCACTAATATCGTTTTTGACAAGCCACTCTATCGCTGCCTTTATATCTTGTGTTGTGGCTTCACCACTTTTAATCCGATTAAGGAGTTCGGTGGTTACTAAGTTGTGCAACTGGTTAAATGCGTCCTCAGTTGCCTTTTTATGTTGTGCCATAATGTCCATTAGTATATAAATACTGTGCAGCTTTTATCAAAATTTCTGGATTATCAGAGAAAAGCCCTAGCCCAGTGTTGCAACGATGACAAAGTAATGCTCTTACTTTACCTGTTGCGTGGTTGTGGTCTATATGAAACCTACCTTGACCACCCGGTTCAGTTGACGGGCAGATAGCACACCTACCGTTTTGCAAAGCAAGTAGTCTATCATAAACTTCAAGGGTAATCCCATATTTAGCTTTATAAAGGTAAGCACGGTGAGTATCAGGGTTTTCCTTGTATCTTTCTTTTTGATCGTCATTTCTACAAGGTTTACAGCGTGCTCTATGCTTTTTTACACCTTTTTCTGTATATTGAGAGAACCCATCAAGTGGTTTCTCTACCTTGCATTTTGTGCAAGTTTTCTTAGCCATTTCTCAATACAATTTGATCTAATTTGTTTTCAATGCGGACCATATGATCCTCCATACGTTGTACCATTACTGAAAGATCAGCTTTAGATACATATTCTTGTGCAACACTTAATTCAAAGGCATCAACACGTCTATCTAAAACTGATATTCTAGTGTGTATACGATTTGTTAAAGCAGCTCCTGCTGCAATTGCTCCAATAAGAGCTGATACCGCTGCTTCAATCATTTAAAGTTCACCAAATAATCCACGTTCAATAAAATCTACTGCTTGATCATCAACAGTATTATCTGTATCTTTTACAAGTTGACGCAATAAATCAATGATCATACGTTTTACTTGTGGTGAATTAGCAAAGGTAAATAGGATAGGACGGATAAGTTTAATCATGCAAATACTCGATAAGGGTTGTTTGGTATTACAGAAAAGGTTTCCCACCCATCGGGTAGGTCGCCAATATAGTTAATGTGAAAGCCGTCAAGAGTTGTTGGAGCAACGGTCTCAGTACCGTCTTCATCCCACTCGCCACCAACGGTAATCGTGCCAATGACATCAATAGCGTGGGAGTGTGTGTAAGCCTGTAGCTGTTCTGTTTCGTTACCGTCTTCGTCAGTGACAGTAGTCATGAAGCCCGCAGTACGAGCAGCATCAAGCCAGGCAGTTTCATCAGCAAACCGGAAGAATGGACCGGGTGCTAGTTCTGTTGCTGGTTCTAGGATTCCTGAGGTCATAGTGGTTAGGAAGTGATATTTTGCTGGGTAGCGTCAGGAAGACGAGGGGGGAAATACGCAAGGCGAGAGATGTGGCCGTTTAGAAAGTTGCTTCCATTATGAGTTTGACCAATGTCTAGCTGACTAATGACTGATGGGATATTCGGAGTGTTTGATGTAACTGCAGCAGCCCCATCAAGAGAACCAGCAGATCCCGTGGATTTATAACCACCACTAGATTTAAGTCCACTGCTTACAAAGTTACCCAGAATTGCTCTTTGTTGAGAACCGCCAACGGTCACATCAAAGTTAAATTGATCGCTACCAGTAGAACCAGAAAGAGTAATTCGATTGTCATAGGTGTTGTCACTAAAAGCAAGCGCTACGAGAGCTTTTCCAGATACTGGGTGTGGATAACCATTAGCCTCAACAAACACCGTCCCTTCACTTTGGTTATACCAAGAGCTGAAGTTCGTCCCTTCAATCGTGCAAAGATCGGGTGAGCGCGTTACGGTGCTGCCGGATGTGGGGATGTAGGACGTGGGGAAGGAACCGGCTTCTATCTGGGCTCCCCAGATATAGACACCAGAGGAACCATCACCTGCAAAAGATATTGTGGTAGCATTACGCATCAAGCCAATCAAAACTGCTTGCGTGGCAACGGACGAAGGCAGTGTCACCGTGGCGCTACACCTGTACCAGCCGTTACCGACCAGCTCGATGGAACCCGTATAACCATTTGTTGTAGAAACAACCGTACCAGCTCCTATGTCAAAAACAGCATTCTTAAAGTTGCTAGACTCTCCGATTGATAGCGATATATGGGAGTATTCCGCTGACTTAGCAAACACAGAAAACGTATAACTGGTGCTTCCAGAAAGTGACACGCTTAGCTTGTCTATTCTATGCGTGTTGTTGTCGATGGAGTCAACCAGCTTTGTTGCGCTAGATCCACCTAAGGGGTCTAGCGTTTCTGCTGTGATTGAGTCAGTCGTTCTCCTGTTGGCCCAGTTTGCTTGGTCAAACTCCTCACTGTAAGTCAGCAAGTTAGTCCGTTCCTCTTCAATCAACAACCCCAAGGACGCACCAGTCACGGGGTCATGGTCAAAGCGGGGTGCTCCACTAATCGTTGCACCTGTTGGGATGTAGTCAGTTAGATCGCCTTCTTGTAGTTGGGCTCCCCAGATGTAAACTTCACCCAAGTCTACAGGAGAACATGGAAGAAAAGTTGTCTGAGTGTTTGATAGTACTACTGTATGACTAAATCTCTGCCAAGCATCAGTAACTGTAATATTTTTATTTTGTACTCCGTCTGTTGGACTGTATGTTTGCATCCTAAGTTGCTTAGAACCCGACGCAACTCGAAGATATACACTCAGGGTGTAAGTACCTGCTGAAGGCGCAAAACCAAAGTACAACTGCTGCGTACTGCCTGTAAAGGTGAGTAGATCAGCAGTATTTCCGCCTGACGGGCTTTCAACTGCGTTTGGCGTTATCTGAGCACCATTGGCTTTAGTCCAAGTGCTTTGATCAAACTCCTCACTGTAAGTCAGCAAGTTCACAGGACTGGTCTTAATCAACCCATCACTGTCCACATACGTCCCAGTGCTGGCACGGCTGAAGGTGATTAAATTATTCCCACTTACCTTATCAACTAATGCTTTATCCTTCGCAAATCGTTGGTCAAGTGTTGGTCTGCCACCTGCTGCGCGATACAATGCATCACCGGCACCACCAGCACTCGTAACACTTGTTCTAGTGGCTTGTAGTCTCATTAGACCAACTCCGTTACTTCTAATACACCGCTACTAGATCCAGCACGAATCACAGCGATATTAGCTGTATTTGAAACAGAGAAATCAAGACGTTCATCTTGTGCAATAAAATGACTTGTAGCTGAAGCTGTTTGTGTACCTTGACCAATACTGAACCTAATGTCAGCACCTGTTGCACGTACTGAAATACGAAAGACACCAGCAGTTAATGCAGTGTTAGCTGAAGAAGCACCAGCAGCAAGTTGACGTGCAAGACCAACTCTACCTAAAGGTTCTACTTGATGCGTATGATTTAATTGAGACATAATTAATAAAAATAAATAATTGTAGATAAAGTAGATTAAATATTACTGTAGTAATCGATGCTTACATAACCATTAAGACCGTAAAGTGCAGATGCATTTATAATGTCATAATAAATAAATGAAAATTGACTTACAGGTAAAGAGCTGCTAACGTGGTCAACTACTATTTGACCAGAGTTTCTTGTAGATTGACCATTAGCGTATTCGTTTGTGTCACCTTCTTTAGCAAGTGAAGTTGTACCAGTACCTGAAAAATAATTATTACTTGAATCAGTTATTCTGAATAAAGTAAGAGTTCCGCTGTTTGAATATGCGTCACTACTTCCCCCTCCCACAAATCCAATTGGAATAAAGGTATCTTGAAGTGTTCTAAGTGAAGTAACAACTCCTGTTTCTGCGCTGACGGAAATATCAAATCCATGAGATACTTGGTCCTCTCCTGAAGTCCATAGACCTTGACTATCACCAATGTTAATTCCTAAAACCCTAGCATTTGAATCTACTCTAGAAAGACGAAGAAAATTTATAACAATACGTTTTGCATTACTTGGTATTGAAAATGTATAATCATTAGCAATACTACTAGTACTTGTAAAAGTAGCGGAACTATTTGAAATAAAACCATTACCGGTTTCAAAAGTTTGACCAGTAGCAAACACAATGTTACCAGTCATTGTTCCACCTGCTAAA